GGATAATGTAGGTTCTACCGGAAACGAAATCGGTGTTCTAGTCTACAAGCCAGGATTCATCATTGGTGAACGCCGTGGCATGGAGATTGAGAGCGAGTATGAACCACGCCAGCAGGTTACAGCAATGTATATGAGCACCCGCTTTGACTTCAAAGCACTTAGCTCTAACGGTAGCGCTGCCCTTGATGCAACAAACTTCGCATATGCATCACTAATTGAGTGCGGTTAATACTTACTAGGTAACATACTTAGTTATGCCCAAGGGGAGGTAGGTGTTCTTATCTGCCTCCCCTTTCTAGTAAAAGGAGAAAATAAATGACAAATTATGCAGACGTTGTTTCTGATGTTGATAAAGTCAAAGAAGAAGGTTTAAAAACAGAAGAAGAAGTTAAAAACTGGGCTATGAAACATGGTTACGGTTTAGCTGTGCTTGATGAATTTGTTGCTGAGTGGAAAGGCGAGCCAAAAGCAGTAGAAGTTGCTCCTGCTCCTGCTCCAGAACCTGAACCTGTTGTAGAAGAGGTTAAGGAAGAAGCAGTAGAAGAGGCCAAGCCAGCAGTAAAAACTAAGAAATCTTTATTTAATAAAAAGTAAGGAGAAAAGAGGGTGGCTATCACAGAAAGTAATTTAGGTAAATATCCATATATTACATTAGTAGAAACTAAAGATTATCTAAGTATCAATAGCACTACACATGACGGTAGGTTAGCTAATGTAATTAATTACGCTTGTGGTGTGGTAGAACATTATATTGAACGGGAGGTGTTAGCGAATAACTACTCAGAAACTTTTGATGGAGGGTACAGCTCTGTTTTTACCTCCCGTTTACCTCTTGCAAACGTACACTCAGTTTTTGAATATGATGGAACAAGATATGAAAGTTTAAATCCTCCTGCAGCGGATGGATTATTAGTGGATCAAGATTCGGATAATCATACAATAACAACAAGTGGAGATGCACATTTAACAACAAGAGTTAAAAAGTTTGGACAATCTTCTATGTATTTTGACGGAGACGGAGATTTTTTGACCGCCCCTAACGGAGATGATTGGTGGTTTGATACAGGAGATTTTACTATTGATGTGCAAGCTAGGTTTGCTAGTTTTAGCACTTCACAAGTGTTAGTAGAACAATATCAGGATGCTAATGATTTTTGGCAACTTAGATATAATGCAGTAGAAGGATTACAGTTTAGAGTAGTAGATGCAGGCACTGAAGTTATGAATGTTGCTCACGCTGCTACTAGTGGTTATACAGCCAATACTTTTCACCATCTCGCAGTGAGTAAAAGTGGAACCTCTCTTAAATTATTTAGAGATGGAGGACAAATTGGTAGTACAGTAACAATTGCCAAAACAGTTGACGCTCCAAACTTTAGTGGAGATTTACTTATTGCAAAATCAGGCAATACCACCCCTGCTCATTTCACAGGATATATGGACGAATTACGAATTTCTAAAGCAGCACACTATACCGGGGCCTTTACTGCTCCTGAGTATCAACACCTAACAGACGATGAGACTGTGTTATTACTTCATTTTGAGGGTGCTAACGCAGCGGTGGATGTTAATGATACTCATGCTTCTCAAGAAGAATTTGTATTTAAAAAAGATACAGGAGAAATTAGTCGTAATACGGGTTCTGGTGCAGGGTATCAAAAACTAACTTTACACGGACCAAAGACTTTCCAAAACTTTCCTCAAGCTGTGCGTGTTAACTATCGTGCAGGGTATGAATCTGGTAGTGTGCCACAAGATTTAAAATTAGCTACTCTAGACTATATAAAGCTATTGCACAAAGAAGAACAAGATCGTTCTGGTTTTGCTCTTGCTGGAGAATCTGTAACAAGACCTGCTCTTACCGCAAACTTTCCTCCTCATATTAAACGAGTTTTAGATTTATATAGGATAATTGAATAATGGCATCTCCTGTAGGAATTACAGCATTTAGCGTAAGAATTACAGAACCAGAATTATTAGATAATTATTCTAATTTTTTACGCGGAGTCAAAAAAGGAGGTAAACCTCTTCTTGGAGGAAAGCCAACTAGAAGAATTAGTCAAACTGCTTTAGAGCAATCAATAGATAAATTTTACAAAGCAACAGTTAGGGGTGGTAGTGCTCGTTTAGTTCCAGACTTTGAGATTAACGCAGAAGAAATATCTGCACCTTTAGCCGCAGCTCTTGGCCTAGAAGAAATAACAGAAACAGAGTTAAAAGCAACCCGAGGAGGAAAAGGTGGTGCTACTATTGGACAAGCGTCTCCTTTTGCCGTTGAGGAGGGACAACAAGTAGGCTCATTATCTTTAACAGACTCTATAAAAAGAGCAGCCCAAACAGCAGACCCAGGAGTAGACATAGAAGATAAACAAGGAGTCTTAAAAGCTGCTAGAACCGCTTTAGGTGGGGCTGGTGGATTTTTTAACTTAATTAAAGAAAATGACCCCGATTTATTTATGCAGTTTTATCGTAAAGCAAGAGTTTTACAGATTTCTAAATTTCAAGTAAGTGGAGGTAATAAAGTTACAGCAGTAGACGTAATAAATATAGCATTTCCTTTAAATAAGTTTACTTCTCCTCCTTTTGTTACAGAATTAACTAAGCCTGCTGCCATTGTTTTAAAATTAAGCGAATCTTTTGAGAGACAATTAATAAAATCAATATTAGATGCGGGACCCGCAATCACTGTCGGGACAGCAGAAGAATTTGAAAAAGCACTAACTACCTTACCAGGTAGACGAAAAGTAACTAATCAAGCATCAGGAATTGATTTTGATATTATAATGGAATACCCATCAGGTGCTAGTATTCCAATGACAAAGGGTAAAATTAAAGGTTCACGCAAGGGAGGCCCAAGAAAAAAGAAGGAGATGCAAGCTACTATTTCTTCTTCTCAACTCACTGCAGCAGTTCAAAGATCTTTGTTTGCGAGAATGCCTAAAGGACCTTTACAAGGACCTCCTCTGAGTGACGAAATATTAACAAACAGAAGTGGACGTTTCGTTAGAAGTGTTCTAACTCAGGTTAGAGGTAACTTAATTAGATATTATTATAACCCTATTTACGAAGTGCATCAAAATACTTCAAGAAATCCTAATGAGACTATTGAGGGAAGTATTAGAAACATAACCCAACGAAGAGTTGGAAGACAATTTAATGTTTTAAAGGGATTTTAAATAGATATTTATTGGATGTAAAAATTTATAGATTGCAGACAAGAAAATGGTCTGTTATACTTCTATATAGGCTAAGGAAAAAATTAATGGCAAATAGTCGAAGAAGAGATATTGTAAATTTCCTTGTCACAGAATTAAAAAAAATTAATGGTGACTCTTCAACTTTTGACGACTCCTACACTTATAACTTTGATTTAGCAAATAATGTTTTTAGACAGCTAAAATTTATTGACGAAGTAAATGATTTTCCTGCCTTATATTTAAGTGCGGGAGCAGAAACCAGAGATTATCAGACTCAAGGATTTACTTTAGCTAATCTTCCTATAGTTATTAGATGTTATATAAAACAAGAAGAGGCACAAGACGGTCTAGAAAACTTGATAGACGACGTGGAACATGTTATATATGGCATATCAAGTCAATCTGATAAAGGAATACTACAATTTAACATATCAAATATTTCAACAGACGAAGGACTCATAGAACCATTTGGTCTTGGAGAAGTCTTTATAAACGTTGGATATGAAATAGAAGATTAAAGGAGCTTTAAGAAATGGCATCGCTTAACTTACAAAGAAATACAAAAATTTTCTACTCCACCGTTGATATCAATGGTGGCGCTGCCGCTACTGCAATGAGTCCCGCCAACACTTGGCAGGTTGAAGTACTTGCAGGATATGCATTTAGTCAATCAGCGGCAACTCAAGACATTACATCGCTCGAAAGTGGCACATCACCTGATCGTTCTCAACAGAGGTTCAATACAGCTATTAACCCAGTTGACTGGAACTTCCAGGCATATTTGAAACCCACACGAGCCACTTCAATTAACGGAGCAGCTACAACTAACTTACTTGAAAATGGTAACGCTACCCCTGTTGCAGACTGGTTCCTATGGCAAGCAATGCTTAGTGCAACTGCGCCTGCTGACGGAACTAAAATGCAAAGTGCTTGGCAAGGCACAGAGGATACTTCCATTGCTAAGTGGGAAAACCGCAACCGTGCGGCTTCCTCTAACGTTGCTGCTTGTAACCCAAACTTTGCAACCGCTACAGAAGCACATTTATATATGAAAGTTGATAACGTTGTGTATCAGTTGGCTAACGCCACTGTTAACCAAGCATCAATTGATGCTGCTATTGACGGAATTGCTACTACAACTTGGACTGGTTTTGCCACCAACCTTGTAGAACTTACAGGGTCACCCAGAGACGTTGCTATTAACGTTTTTGGTGGTACTCTAAATAATGGTACAACAGCTGCTGGCGGATCTTCAATTGATATCTATAAAGTTGATGGTGATACAGCAAATACTAGTAAGTATCATCCTTGGAACTCTTATAACGTTGCAGGAGCAGCTACTAGTGCTGAATTTATTCAGAACCGGCTATCAACTATCGACATTACAGATACATCAAGCGGAGATACTGCAAGCTATACATTCCCTGTTACAGGACTAACTTTTGATGTTAACAACAACATTACGTATTTAACACCAGAAGAACTTGCAAGCCTTAACTCACCAATTTCGCAGTTTACAGGTGTGCAAACAATTTCAGGGTCAATTAGTGCTTATCTAAGAAGTGGCGCTACAGCGAGTGATAACTCTGCTTCATTCTTACGAGATATTGTTGCAAATACCTCAACTTCAATTGCTCAAGGAACTCAAGCCAACCTTAAAATTGGTGGTGCTACGGCTCCTTACTTTGCGATTGATATGCAGGCTACTCAGTTTAGTTTCCCAACACACACAATTGAAGACGTTGTTGGTATTACTGCTGAGTTCTTAGCACAAGAAACTACTGCCCAAAAGGGTGATGGTGCCAACGTAACATTTGTTGTTGAAGCAGCTTAATAAATTAGTTATAGAGGGGTAACTAAAATAAAATTTCATGTGGGTGTTCATCGTGTTAACAATGTGTTTAGCTTTTCCCCTCGGCTGAACTCAAGTTGAAATCGGTGAACACCCTTTTTATTATAGAAAGGAGAGGGGAAAATGAGTAAGATCGCATCCCTAATGGCAACTGAAACAGTTGTCGACGTTGAATTCCCAGATATTGAGGAATTTGTTATTAGTCTAGTATATTTAAATAGAGAGGATTTAATGAAGATTCGTAACGCGAGTCTAACCTTTAAGTTTAATAAACGTACTCGACAAAGAGAAGAAGAAATTGATAACGATAAGTTTTTAGCCGCCTATTGTGAAAGAGCAATTAAAGGCTGGAAAGGTCTTAAAGTTAAGCATCTTCCATTATTGTTGCCCGTTGATATTAGCGGAGATGATGGAGAAGAAGAGATTCCTTATTCTCAAGAAGAAGCGTTAAGTTTGATTACTAATTCTACAGTATTTGATCAATTTGTTACAGATACTATGAATGAGTTTGAACAGTTTTCTATTACAAAAAAGGAAACTGACGTAAAAAACTTGAAAAGTTCCTCCGGCACCAGTTCCAAGCAGGGGGAATGACGCAAGAGCAATACTTGCTAATGTGTGAACAAATGGGTTGGGAACCAGACCCAGATGAAATGCCTATGACTTTTAATGATTTGTCATATGAGGCGGCAATCGCAGTAACACTTTTTCAAGCATTGCCAGATAAAATAGAAGGGATGAATGGTATATGGTTAGGTAAAGACTTTGCAGGTCTTGGTGATATCATGGAGTTATATGGTATTGAAGGTAACCGAGACGCTTTTGAGTTATTACAATTTATTATTGCAGAATCAAGCAAGCATTACGAAGCACAACGTAAAGCAAGGAAATAAGAATGGCACAAAAAAGCAAAATACAAATTGCAGTTGAAACTAAAGGAACCCAGAAAGCGGCCAAAGACATTGAAAATGTTGGTCGCGCTCAAACACGTCTGGGGCAAGCTAGTGCGTCAACAAGTAGACAATTTTCTGCTCAAGCGTCTGGTTTGGGTGGTTTTGTTGCTGCCTACGCGGGTGCTGCTGCTAACGTTTTTGCTTTACAACAGGCTTTTGCGGCACTACAAAAAGTTGCCCAGTTTGAGACAGTTATCAGGGGTACAAGAGCTTTAGCTGCAGAAATTGGTCAATCTGGTGATCAGATATTGGCGAGTGTAAAAAACATTACAGACGGCCAAATCGCTCTAGAAGAGGCTGCACAGAACGTTAACATTGCGTTGTCTGCTGGTTTAGGAAGAGATCAAATTGAAGACCTTACTGATATTTCTTTTAAAGCTTCAAGAGCGTTGGGTAGAAATTTAACTGATGCACTACAACGAGTAGTCAGAGGTACGGCTAAGTTAGAACCAGAACTTTTAGACGAACTTGGTATTTTCGCTAGAATTGACCCTGCTGTAGAGGCGTATGCGGCTAAACTAAATGTCGCTGCTTCAAGCTTAACTAACTATGAAAAACGACAAGCTTTTGCTAATGCTGTGATTGAAGAAGGTCAGAAAAAGTTTTCTGCTATTGCTACAAATGTTGAAAGTGCTCAAGCTAGTTTTGAAAAATTCTTAGTTCAGATTCAAGAGCTAGCTATTGGATTTGGGCAAGGAGTCACTACTATTTTAAAACCCTTTGTAGATTTCTTGGGAGAAGGTAATAATGCCTTATTAGCTTTCTTAGCTATTATAAGTTTAGTTTTTGGTAAAGCTTTACAAGTAATAGGGGGATTTGCGACAAATGCTTTAGCTAAACTAGGAACATTTGCAACGGGTGCTGCGGAAAAGGCAACCATAGCGTCTGCTAATATTGAGCGAGTAGTAGGAGCTTTTGGGGGTGCAAGAGAAAGAAGAGGTTTATCTGGTTTTCAAAGCAGAATCGCAGGACAACAAAACCCCGCGGAGGCCCGAGAACTTGCATCAACTATAAAAGCGCAAGAATCTGGACAACTTAAGAATGTTGCTGCCCTTAAAGCAGCTAATAAGGTTTATGAAAAGAATAGAGATTTACTTGATTCAAATAGTAAAAGATACAAAGTTTTAAATGATGTTATACGACTAAATAATGCTGCTATTACCAAAGCAGGAGGCAGAACCGCTGCATATAGCGCAATTGCAAATGTTACAGGTCTCGCTGTTAGAGGGCTAACTGTAGCATTTGCAGGATTACGCATGGCTGTAGGTGGGTTATTTGCCGCAATTTCTGTTGCACAACTAGTAGGAAGCTTTTTTGATGTAGATATTATACAAGAGATAAAAGAATTTTTTACAGATATGTCTGTTAGAGCAGAAAATTTAAAAGTAACTGTAGCAGGACTCGCTGTGACTATGGCTGGAGGAGGTAAAGCATTCGAAATACTAGCTGTTCGAGCCAATATCACAAAAAAGAGATTAGAAGAGTTGGATGGAGTCTCTGAGGATGTGGCAGGCACCTTAAACAAAGGTCTCTTAAGGGCTATAGATGGGTCTGGGCGCGCTGGAAGAAATGCAGCGAAGTTTTTTGAAGAAACAGTAAAGCCTCTGATGCAGATGCACGGAGTTGGAACACTAGCTGCAAAAGGAATAGCCGCACTACAAAAAGAGCTTGAGGGTACTGATGATGCTCTTAAAAAATTAGTGCTTGAACAAACTATAGCGGGTCTCATAGAATTGGGAGATGCTGCTTTAATAGTCGGACCAGCCGCTAGACTAGCAGGAATTAGTGGTCAACAAGTTACTGATGCTTTTAAGGACCTTGAAAAGCAAGGGATGGGCGTTATAAATGTTCTTCAAGCTTTTGGGGCAGACACTGAGGCAGCCGCAAAAGGAAACAGAAATTTAAGTGAAAGAACTACTGAGGTAATTACAAGTGTTACCTTATTTGCGAACGTACTAAGAGCAGCCAATAAAGAATTTTTAGAGGGCAGTACTTCTTCAGAAAAACTTTCTAAGCAATTATCGGGAATGAGATCAAATTTTGAAAAACTTCATGCAATGGGTCCTCCTACTAGAGAAGCTGCTAAAGCTTTAGCAGAAATGGCTGCTGAAATTGAAAAGGTAGATGGACGACTAAGAGAGTTAAAAACCGCAGAAGCTATTACAAAAGGTCTTACAGATAATTTCGGTAAGTTTATTAAAGCAGCAGACGCGGCAGCTTTCTCAGGAGTAATGAATAACTTAGAGGGTTTGGGTAAAGAAGCTGCTCAATTCGCTCGCTTACAACAAGTTATTATAGGGGGAGCTGCAACTGGAGATGCTCAAGATGCAGTTTCGAAAGAGAGAAGGGACGCTGCTAATAAAGCAATGAAAATATTGTATGGCATGTCTTTACAACTTCCTGCAATAATCAAAAAAAGAGCGGATGCTGAGGAAAAGGTAGAAGAAAAACTTAGAGGACAACTAGCTATTTTAAAGGAGCAAAACACTGCCAAAAGAATTCAATTAAGACTATCAGAACAACAAGCTACCGATAGACGTGAAAACACAGCTGCGGCAGAGGCAGTAAAACTACTCGAAGCTCAGAAAAAACTACAAGAAGAATTGGGCAAAGCAAAACAACAAGAATTAGATTTTCAAAAACAAATGAATCAGCTTAATCATGAGGCTCTTATGCAACAACGAGAGTTGGCTGAAATAGGAATGCGTAGTGCGGCTGCAGGTGCACAAGGTGGAAGAGAATCTGGAATTCGTGGTGCGCAAGCACAACTTGCTGACATGCAAGCGTTTCCAAATTTAAACACACTAGAGTCAATTCGTCAAAAGCAAGAAGAAATTATCAATAGAGAACTTGATAATCAGTTAAAGATAATTGCAGAAAAAGAACGAGTTGCTAAATTTGAAGCAGAAACAGCAAGAGAAAATTTAAGAGAAGCTATTCGACAAAACATGGCCGAGAGGGCGGCAAAACAAGAAGAGTTAGCTACTTTAGTGCGCGTTCAGGAACAGGAGCGTGTGATTGCCGAAGCTAACGCTGCAATGGAGCAAAACAAAATTAGGCAAGAGGGTGAGAGATTAAAAATTCAAGCAGAATTAATTGGTGCACAAGCTAGAGCAGCTCAATCACAAAATGACGTTGCTGAAAAGGCTAGGCAAGCGGCTGTAGCAAGACAAAAATTAGAACTTAACAATTTAAAAATTCAAGTAGATACGGTCGAGAAGTTCCAAGAAGCTTTAAATCAAGAAAACCTTTTTACTAAAACTATTAACGCGTTTCTAGCAGCATCAAATAGACAAGATTTAATTGTAGATCCTACACAGTTTAAAGCCGCTAAAATTGTTGCTGATTTTGCGGAATTAGAAAAACAAATAGATAAAAATAATGCATTAGCCAGACAAGGTTATTTAGAACGTAATCAGGCCATAACAGATGAATTCGCTTCAAAAACGAGAATTAATCAACTTGACCAATCAGCTAACTCTGCTCTTTTACTCAATATTCAAAAGAGACAATCAGTAGAAGCTGAAATCGCTAGGACTGCAAATGCTACTGCCCGAAAAGCTTTAGAAAATGAAGCTGAACTACTAACTAAAAAGATTGATGGACAGTTTAAAGAGTTTAACATCATTGATGCTAACGAAAAAGCTAAACTAGAAGCACTTGCAAGAGAAAAAGCAGCGGCTCAGGATAATGCTAAAGCCAGACAAGATGCTCTAGATAGAGAGCGTGATCTTATTCGTAACGTCTTAGATGATATTAGTGAAAAAATACAAAACCGTCTAGGAGGTGCTGTCGAAGACTTCTTCGGAGCTATCCGAGAAGGCACTCTTACTATGGAAAACTTCAAGCAAGGCGTTAAAGATTTGTTTGTTGGAATTTTAGAAGATGTAACTACTAGTGTTACTGAACAGTTTGTTATTAATCCTATCAAAGAATTTATTAAAGGACAGATGGGCAATTTAGCAAGCATGTTTGGTGGTGGAGCTAGCCCTCAACAAGCGGTGGTGCAAGCTATTCAAAACCAAACTGGAGTAAGTCAACAAATTGCTCAAACAGCACAGAATAACTTAAAAGATATTTTTGATAAACAAATGAGTATCTTTGAAGGTCTAGGTATGGATGTTCAACGAGTTCAGGTAGTAGGAGGAATTGGAGGAATTGGTTCTCCCGTGTTAGTGCAACAAGTTGACGCGGGCTTAGATGGTACTTCTCTTGATTTGGCAGGGCAAACTAGAAGTCTACGTAAACTTGATAAACAACAAACTGAGGCAGTAAACACTACAAAAAAACAAATAAGTGCTGATGAAGATGGGATATTAACATCGCAGAGTCTTGCCGGGGAGCAAGGAGTACTTGCGACTAAATCCTCTGACTTAGGATTCAGTTTTGAAAACCTTGCTGATTTTGCTGGAATGGCTGGAGCAGGGTTGGGAGCCTTAGCTGGTGGACTAATTGGTGGACCTGCAGGAAGCGCAGTTGGAAGTATTGTGGGAATGATAGCTGGCGAGGGTATAAAAATGTTGGCTAGTTCTTTCTTTCCGGCAGCTTCGGGAGGTGTTGTAAGACATATGGCTGCAGGAGGAGCATTACGAGACAGAGTTCCCGCCATGTTAGAGCCTGGCGAATTCGTCATTCGCAAACCAATGGCAAAAGCAATTGGCGGTCCCGCCCTAAATGCCATGAATGCTCATGGAACTATGCCTAATAGTCCTAATGTAGTGGTTAACATGAATAACCAAGGAACCCCACAAGAATCAGAAGGTAAACCAAATGTCCAAGTTACTCCAGAAGCTATCATTGTGGATATTGTTACTAGAGATATGCAAAATAACGGACCAATTAGAAGATCAATTAGAGGAAACTTATCATAATGGCTACTTATCCTACAGACGCAACTATAACCACAACAGCTTTTGATACTATCGACACTTTATCTTTTTCAAGCACAGGAAGTGCCACTAATTTTAATCTTCATCCTTATACTGTTGAGCATGTTGGAGAAGTGGTCGCTACTGTAGATGGTATTGAACAGGCTACCTCTACTTATTCAATTAGCAATTCTGGGGCTACAGTTACTTTTGTGACCGCTCCTAATGCTTCCTCTTTAAGTTTAAAAGTTATTACAGTCCCCACCAGATATAGAACTACTAGAAGTGGTCAAACAGTAAAATACGTTGAATACAGTAATACTGCCTCAGTGGTTCAAGCCAACACATATGCAATTAATGGGGTAACTCAAAACTTTTCTCTACCTTTTCAAGAAAATGTAAATAGCACGGACCAATTACTAGTTACAGTTTCTGGTGTAGAACAAGCTTCTAGTCAGTATTTTCATCCAGCAATAAATTCTGCTCCTGAAGTAACCACAGGTAACACGGCACTTAATTTAGGTAATGCTGGTATTAGTATTGGTACTTTTGAAGATACAGTTTTACTTTTAAATTTTGACACAAACTTTACGGACGAAAGCGATAAAGCCCGTGGAGCAGCCACCGTCACTGGAGATGTTGAGCTAAGTAGCACGAAACAATTTGGAAACTCTTCTGCTTCTTTTGATGGAACAGGTGATTTAATTAGTTTTGCGGACAGTGCCGATTTTAAATATGAAGGTAGTTTTTGTATTGAATGTTTTGCTCGTTTTGAAGATGCAAGCCAGGCTAATACAGTTTTTTCTCATAGAACAGATGATAATAATTTTGTAAAACTTAGTAGACTAGCCAATAATAAAATGCAGTGGCTAGTAAAAGAGAGCGGCTCGGTTGTAGCAGATATACAAGGTGGCTCTATTAGTGCAGATACTTTTACTCATGTTGCTGTTGCTCATAACAAAGAAACTGGAAACACTGCTTTATTTGTCAATGGTTCCGCGGTTCAGTTTGACGCTAGTAGCACCTATACAATCAACCCTACCGGTGCTTTTGAAATAGGACGTATTGCTACCGCAGGAGATACTAAGGAACATTTAAAAGGTTTTATAGATTCTTTTAGATTTGTTAATAATAGTCCTGTTAGAACAGATACTTTTGAAACACCTACCATTCCAGCCTCTAAAATTCATACCCCTCTTCAGTCTGATGATGTTTTGGTAATTAGAAGATTTTCTAGTGACGTTGAAACTTTTGATAGATTTACCTCAATGGCAGATAGAAAACCAGATCGTGGATTTTCTACTAATCGAGAATTTGATGTAATTAATTTTGAATCACAAGGAGGCTATGAAAAAAGAAGACTAAGAAGTCGTCGCTCTAAACGTGATTTTGATCTAACTTATACAAATGTTAGTGGAGTAGAAAAACACGCAATTGAGCAGTTCTATATAGCAAGGAACGGGTCTTTTGAGACATTCACTTTTGATTTGACACACATCAATGAAAATGGTACAATACAATCAAGATTTGATGGTCCTTTACAGGTTTCTCATGTTTTCTCGGATTCGTCAAATGCTAGTTTACAAACTAACTATTATACAGTTAATTTTAAACTAAAAGAGGTTTATGATTAATGACTACCCGCACTTATGATTATATTTTAACAGTAGACAAACCAGAAGTATTGATTTCTGGTGATTCTATATTGTCTAATACCACAAATACTTCAGCTCATGTAGTTCATGTTGATTACGCTAACTCTAATATTAAAGTTAAAGTGGCTAATATTCATCAAGAATTCGTAGCCAATGAAAATGCGAGATCGGTTACCAACATTGTTTCTTCAGATAACGCTACGGTAACATATAGTAACACCTCATCTCTTTCCGTTAATGGTAACTCTTTTCAAATTGATGGTAGTACGAACACCTTTTCTTTGCCTGTAGAGGCGTTAAGTTTATCAAATGTTACTGCGGATACGTTTGAAGTTTTTGTTAGTGGTTCAAGATTAGATAAAAGTCTTATTAACTTTCCTAGTTCCACTTTAGGGAACACAGGTTTTGATATTAACCCTATTCCTGAAATTTTAACCACAGAAGAAAACGTAGACCTAACAAAAGCTAGTTTTCGTAATATTATAGAAACTAGTAGTCATATTTTAATTAGGTTAGCAGCTCCTATAATTGTTCAACAATTACCAGAACCTGCCGATGCATATGGCTATCAAGTAGATTATAATAATTGGATTAGCGCAAACACTTCTACTATTGAGGTTAGAGTAGATACAGGAAATACAGAGTCAATTCCTTTTACAGCACAAAGTTTTGCAGAACAAATTGATGGACCTACTTTTCAAATTACTAACGTAGCTAATTCTAATTACATTAGAGAAAGAAATGCTTTTGTCCAAAATCCTTTAGTTAGGTTATATACAATTTATTATCCGGGAGAGTGGTATCCTGCTAACCCTAATGGCAATCCTACAGGAGAGGGAGAAGGTAGAAGTTGGCCAGACGGGTTCCCTCTAAGATTTGCAGAAGTTAGAGGAGATTTGAACACGGACGTAACTTACAACGTACAGTTTGGAGGGATTAACTATACCCCAATGCCAATTAATAGTGGTGGTATAGATATAGATTCATCAGGAACTATTAATGAGGTTACTGTTGATATATCTAACTTTGATGGATTGATTACACAACTTTGTGAAAACCCTGACTTAGTGGGAAATAATACTTCTAATGCTTGTTTTGCTGTAGTTAATGGAGAAGTTGTTACAGGAATTGACCCTAGAACTATCCCGACAGGAGCAACTTACCTAGATCAGGAACATACTGATGTATTGAGCCGTGCCAGAAGTAATGGACTAAATTTTAATCAAACTGTAAGAGATTCTTATGGAGTAGACAATGCAAGCTTTACTATTACCACAACGGAAGTTGTTAACGGCACTTGGAAAAGAGAAAAAATGGATTCCAGAGATTTATTAGGGGGCGTAGTAGAAATACAATCAACTTTTGCTAACTTCTTGGATTATTGGCCTGAGTACTCTAAAGTTAGGGCTGCTTATTCAAACGTGTTGGAAATGACAACAACTCTTCCATACAGAGTAGGAGATGAAGTTTTTGTTAGGGATAATGCTTTTGTTGCCACGATTCAAGCAATCGAAGAAGAGAGATTTATTTTCACTAACACAGCCCTAACCCTTGGGCAGGGCGATCACTTACTAATAAAAAATGCAGATGCGGATGATGAGGCATATGTAGAAGATAATTTTAAAATTGATTCTCTACAAAATCTAGATGAAAGAGTAGCCTCATTTAGTTTAACTAGTTGGTTGCAATTTTTTAAGTTAATTTTGCCTCGTAGAAAATATTATAAAAATACTTGTCAGTGGATATATAAAGGTGAAGAGTGCCAATACCCAGGTCCTGCGGGCGGGACTATACCTGGTACTGCTCTAACCGCAAATACGAATCCAATCGCTGCCAATAACCAAACAGCAGGTAGTATTGGAGAAGATGAGTGTGGAAAAAGTTTTGAATCTTGTCAGATTAGAAACAATACTATACACTTTGGAGGATTTCCTGGAACAGGCAGGACTATTCCTAAATAATGACCGATTACATAAAATATTTAGGAATAAAACACGATTATCAAAATATAAATTGTATTACATTAATTGAAAAGATATATAAAGAAGAATTAAATTCTGAGGTTTTTCAAAGTTTATGGACTCATTTAAACTTATTAGAAGGAAAACCTATAGAGGGTAGTCGCTGGAAGTTTAAAATAACTTTAAAAAAAATAGAAGAGTGGGTTGACTTAAACGCAATAAAAGTTGATTTGACAAAAATAAAAGAATATGATGTAATATTATTTAAGTCAAAAAAGAATAGACCAATTCATTTTGGCATGTATACAACAAATAATAATTTTATACATGTGGAGGAAGAAACTAGTTCTAGAATAACTGCCTTAAACCAAGAGTGGAGAGATAAAATACACTTTATTTTAAGACGTAAAGAGGGGTAAAATGTGGTATGATAAATATGCAGGGTTTCCTTATAAACATTTAGGAAATGACCCTGAAAAAGGAATAGACTGTTTAAACCTAATTAGATTAGTATATAGAGAACAAAAAAACATTGTGATTCCTTATTCAACTCAAGATTTCTGTAATATTATAGACCAAGACTGGTATAATAAAATAGAAACTAACCCCTTTACCGAGTTTAGAAATACTAGGCTAGGATGGAAAGAAATAACATTAAATGAAGTTGATACTTTTGATGTAGCCATTATGAGTATCGGCTCTACTAATAAAATAAATCACTGCGCCTTGTTAGTAGAAAAAAATAAACTTTTACAAACTATGATAGATAGAAAATCGTGGATTTCTCCATACGGAAAATATTATAAACAATATACTTTAGGAGTCTTTAGATGGGAAGGGGTGTCAGATGACTTTATTTTCAAAATTAATTAGTGATATGGGAAAACATGCGCAAGCGGAGTATCCTAGAGAGTGTTGTGGACTAATTACAAAAGATTTTAAGTATGTAGCATGTGAAAATATAAGCCCCTTTCCTAAAGATAGTTTTGTTGTTGACCCAGAAAGTCTTTTTGAACATGAAGATAATTGTTGGGGCATATTTCACTCACATCCAGGGGAAGAAAACCCTCTTCCTAGTGAAGAAGATAAAAAAGGAGCAGTTTTTGAAGAGTTTAAGTTTATCGTCGGTTTTAATAATAAATTTTATATCTACTGGTTAGATAAAAATATAGACGCGCTTAAATTCGATGAGTTTACTGAAAAACATCTAGTATGAAAATAACATTAACTTTTCATAATTCTTTGTTAAAATATACAACTGGAATCAAAACTCATACTGTTGTGTGTGATGATTTTGATTCTTTAATTTCTGCTGTGTGTAATCTTTTTCCCAAGTTTGGAGAGTATATTAAAAAAATTCAAACTGAAAACATTTCTGAGAATCTTTGTTTGTTAGATAAGGATAAAAAACTTATAAAAAGTGAAATTTATCAATATAATAAACTTAGGGCTAACCACGAAGAGATATATATTAGTCCTGTTCTTGGGGGTGCTGGAGGTAAAAAAGGAAGTTTTATACAAATAGCTATTGGAATTGCGTTAATTGCAGCTCCTTTTGCTTTTCCTGCTCTTGGTGCAACAAAATTATTTGGAACTACGCTAGGAAAACTAGCGTTTTCTACTGGACTAAATATGGTATTGAGCGGAGTCATGGGGTTATTTACAAAAACACCTAAACCTCCTGAGAAACAAACTCCTGATGTTCAAGAAAGGGTGGATAATAATTTATTTAACGGATTAACAAACACTACCTCTAGTAACAACAATGTGCCTATAATTTATGGACAGGTGCGATCTGCAGGACAATTAGTGAGCGGGTATATAAAAACCACTAATCATGGAAAAGGGGCTCTGATTAAGGTATCAGAACAATTTGCCGCATGATTACTTTATTTATACACCAAAACGCCACAAAATATTTTAAAAATGAGAAAGAACTAAAAGTGGAAGTAAAAGACTATTATTCTTTAATGAGCTTTTTAGTAAATTCTTTTCCAAAATTTGCAGAGTTTATTAAACAAAGTAAAAATAATTTAACTACTGATTTTTTTATCTTAAATGAAAACAAAAAAAGAGTAGATTTGTCAGAGGTGCAAGCTAACAAAAAGTTAAAAGATGAAGTTTATTATTTAGTTCCCTCTATTGTGGGCGGTGGTAGAGGAGGCGTTATGGTAGCTATAGGAATAGCAATTGTAGCTGTTGCTGTGATAGCTAGTGGTGGTTTAGCTGCTGGGGGCCTAGCAGGCTTAGGTAAAGCTATGGGAGCAACTGCTTTTTCGATAGGTAGTGTAGGTATTAGTTTTACACAAATAGCTATGTTTGGCGCATCAATCGCATTACAAGGAATAATGGCAATGGTACAATCCGCACCTAAAAGTAACTCTAATAATAGAACTTTTACAGACGATGGTTCAAGAACAGAAAACAATTTATTCACAGGACTAACTTCCACTGTTAGCACAGGAACCCCTGTAGGAATGAGATATGGTATGACTAGAATTGGTGGACATTTAGTATCTGGATATGTTAAAACATTTAATCACGGAAAAAACGATCTAATAAAAGTTTCGGAGCAATTTGCAGCATGAGTGTTTATAAAAAATATGTTAACGTACAGGGAGGTCAAACTCCTTTTATTTCAGGAAGCAAAGGTGGCTGTTTTCCTGCAGGCTCTCTAGTATCTACGACTAGGGGCGAAATTCCTATTGAAGACATAAAAATTAATGATAAGGTTTATTGCTTTGATGAGAATGATAAACGTTGGGTATCTTTTGTAGAAAAAACTTGGGAGCATGTTCCCTCTGAAACTGTGGGTTATATTTTAACTATCACCCACGAAAAAGGTGTGTTGAGAGTTACAGATAATCATTATTTATATGATGAGAGTAATGAATATAAAGAAGCTAAAGATTGGGCAGTCGGAGAATATTTAACTTTAGAAGATAATGATTTTAGTAAGATTTTATCAATTGAAAGTGAGGATTACTTAGAGGAAACAGTTTATAATTTAACTGTTAATACTTATCACAACTATATTTGTCAAGGAATCAGATTATCTAATAAAGGTGGTGGCGGAAAAGGCGGAGGCGGAGCAGCCCCGGCAGCCCGTGAAGATCCAAACACTTTGTTTTCTACTGATATTTTGTTTTTAACTGTTGCATTAGGTGAGGGACCTATTTATAGAATTAATCCTAATGGTCCTCAAGATATAGAAATTAATGAAGGAGTTGCAGATGACTTAATTAATATTGAAGGTGATGGGACAGAGAATAATGAAGTATTTAAAACTTTAACAACTACAGGAACATTAACTCAGGGTGCTATGGAGGTCTTTGGTGCTGAAACAGTTACTCCTCAAAATTTAAATAATGCTGTTGGACTAAAAAATGGTAATGTTGAGGGCATTCCAAAAGCTTCAGTCACATTACAAAGTACTAGTGCAAAAGACTGGGACGCTTTACGATTTAATTTTGTTATTCAAGGACTACAAAAATCTGATGCAAACGGTAATGTATCTGGTACTAGTGTGAGTATAAAAATTACTGTTTTTGATAGCACAGGAACTACTGAGATTGCTACAGACGAACACACTGTTAGTGGTAAAACAAACACAAGATTCAAATTTCAAAGAGATATTGTGATTCCTGAAGAACATAGAAGCGTAGCTGGATATAAATTTACAGTAGAAAAAACCTCGGGGGATAGTGATTCTAACCGGGTCGCAGACAATATTCAATTTGTTGGTTGGGATGAAATTGAATATGATGATATGGCCTATCCTAGAACAGCGTTAATTGGTTATGCTATTAAGTCTTTTAATGAGCATGAAGGAAGAGTTCCAACATTTACTTCTTTAGTCAAAGGCTTATTAGTAAAAGTTCCTACTAATTATAATCAACCTACTTTAGCTGATGGAGAAATTGATTGGAGACATCTCGAAGTTCCTGAAACAGGTTCCATTTCCATAGACGGTGAATCTACTAATATAGGATACACACAGCAAGGTTATTATCTACAATCAAATATAGATGGAAACGCCGAAAGAAAAGTTGAATCTTTAACAATAACAAACGCAGGTTCTGGATATACTTCTGCTCCCTTGGTATCTATAAGTGGTGGTGGTGGCTCTACTGCTACCGCTACCGCGACACTTACAACAGGAAAAGTTACAGCACTTATAGTAACGAACCAAGGAACGGGGTATACTAGCACTCCAACAATTACTATTGCAGCTCCTTCTCCAGAAACTTTTAATGCTGCTACAGCAATTGAAGCTGATGGAAAGAATGAAATAAGTGTAGCTTCTTCTTTTTATGATGTAATTGTTACTGGGAATAAAGTTACTTATGCAAACGGTGGAGGAACAACTGTAGGAGGTCTGACTACTGCAACTGATTATTTTGTTATTAAAACAGGTACTACCAATAGAATTAAATTAGCTTCTTCTTTATCAAACGCAATTGCAGGAACTGCAATTAATATTTCAGACGGGGTAGGAGCTAGTCATACTTTAACAGATGTTATTCCTACTGAAACTTTTGATGCTGCTGCTGATGTTGAGCAAGATGCTGCAGACGATAAGATTAGTGTAGCTTCTGCTTTTTATGATGTAATTGTTACTGGCTCAAAAGTTACATATGCTAATGGGGGAGGCACTAATGTTGGTGGTCTAACGTCAGGAACTGATTATTTTATTATTAAGGATGGTACTACTAATAGAGTTAAATTAGCTACTTCATTCGCAAATGCTACTGGAGGTACTGCAATTAGTATTTCAGACGGTGTAGGAGCAAGTCATACTTTAACAAGTGTTATTCCTACTGAAACGTTTAATGGTGCTACAGAAGTTGAAGCTGACGGTAAAAACCAAATCACAGTGTCTTCTGACTTTTATAGCGCTATTGTTACAGGAGATGAAGTTACTTACTCAAACGGGGGAGGTACTAATGTTACTGGATTAACAAGCGGGACTAATTACTTTGTTATTAAAACTGGTACTACTGATAGAATTAAATTAGCCGCTTCAGCACAAGCAGCAGCTGATGGTACTGCGATTGCTCTTGATGACGGTGTAGGAGCTAGCCATACTTTAACAGGTGTTACTGCTACATCAACGGCTGTACTAACTACAGAACAATTTGGTGTTAATCCTGTTATTTATGAAGGGGTATGGGATGGTACTTTTACCTATTCCTGGACACAAAACCCTGTTTGGATAATATATGATATTTTAACCAATGACACTTATGGTTTAGGAATTGCTGAAGAAAATATAGATAAATTTATGTTCTATAAAGTAGCACAATATTGTGATTGCTGTGATACCACTACGGGAAGATTTACAGGAGTAGATGGTTTTGGAGACGGAACTTTTAGACATAAACCTAGAAATTTATTTTCAACAGTTAAAGAAACTCTTGTTGGGCTTCCTAGAGGGGTTCAGGTCAAAGAAAGAAGATTTATTACTGACTTAAGTATTCAAGAAGATGTTCAAGTAATGGACACAATTAATAAAATTACTTCAACCTTTAGAGGTCTTTTGTATTACTCTGGAGGTAAAGTAACTTTAAATGTTGATATGCCAGATGATGTTCCTGTAGCTGTTTTTAATGATGCTAATATTAAAAAAGATTCATTAAAATTTTCTGGCACGAAAGAAAGCGATATTATAACAGGGGTGGATGTTTCTTACGTAGAACCCTCAAACCACTTCAAACGAGAAGTTGTAAGAATTGATGATCAAGAGGCACTAAGAGACAGAAATCAAATTGAAAATATCAAACAAATTGACTTAGCAGGAGTAACACGTAGAAGTCAAGCTTCGAGGTATGGACAGTATATGATTGCTGCTTCTAAATTTTTGCGCAGACAAGTTGAATTTGTAGCAGGAACAGACGCTCTCAACTTAACTGTAGGAGATATTATTACAGTCGCTACCAAATCTCATGGATTAGCTTACGGATTTGGTGGTAAAGTAGCCGCAAACTCTTCAATCTCTGGTGATGCTAACATTTTGTTGGAACACTTTACAAGCCCTGCTCTTACTGCTAGCACTTTTACTGCTAATTCACAACCTTTAGCTGTCAGAGTAATTAAAATGGATTCTGATAGAGTGGATTATTACTTGGTTTCTAATAGTGCTTTTCAAACTCTTTCAACAAGCAATGCTGACTCAGGAGTAGATTTAGTAGAAGTTAAAGCCATTGCTCGTTGGAATTATAATACTAAAGGGTTTGTTAATGGAGGAGACTTCTTGGCTAATAATGTTCCTCAAAAAGGGGACTTATGGACATTTGGAGAAGTTAACCCTGATAATTTTTATGATAACCAAAATGATAGATTGTTCAAAATAACTACCATTGGAAGAAATGAAGACGAAGAAATAACTCTTACAGGGATTGAATATATTTCTAATGTGTATGTGGACTCTGATTCACTAATAGCGTATGTTCCTGTTAGATATGATGATACTGTTTCTAGCTTAACTCAACCTCCAACACCAGAATTAAGCTTAGAGGCTAGACCTAGAAGGCTGGATGACGGCACTGTTACTCATGATCTTTTGGTTGATGTATCGACTGATCAAACCGGGTATCCTTTATTTTTACAAACTGAAGTAGAAATAGGTCGTCCAGATGCTATTTTTACTTCCTATCTCACTAACAATGCGTCTATAAGTCCTAAATCTATGACGGCTTCTAATACTGGACCTTTAGCTAATGGAGAACCCTCCATTCTATCAGGTAAAAATGGCTTTAAAACTAATACTGGAGAAATTAGACTTATTTGTGACGCAGTTAGTAATCCCGATGTCACAGATACTTCAAATGGTAATGTTGTATTTAAAGTAGCGAGTCTACATCAAGTGCGTGACACTAACTTTATGAAACACGTTTTAGAGGTTAATGATGGGATTACTTTTGATTCTGGTTTAAAAGGTTTTGATAAAGTTGCTTTTAATTTAAATCAACGAGCTGCTTCTGTAGGAGGTTTTGGCTTTGTTGATCATGGCACAAGATTAGTTAATTTTACCGCAAACGTAATTGGAACTGATTTAAGTGAGTCAAACGGTAGTATTATAATTGAAAATGAACACTCAGGAGGGTCAACCCTATTTAACTCTTTGCCTACTCCTCCTTTCTTTGTTACAATTAATCAATTAGTGGACACTAGATTTTTTGATAATAGAGAAATGTATATTTCTGGAACTTCCTTTACAGAAATTCAATCTAATGTTATTACAGGTAATCTCACTTCTGGCACTAATTTTGTTCAACCATTGGTAAGAGGTGCTCCTTTTAAAGAAGCTGTGAGAGTGTTCGTAGACGGGCTGCAAATACCCACATCTGCTTGGAATTTTACTTCTTCAAGTAACGATTCTGTGACTATTACAGGACTAAATGATGAAGTTACTAGCAGAGTAGAAGCTGATTATTATACAGTTCCTACTGTTGAGCAGGGAGATAATCTACAATTCTTTAGTGGAAATGTATATAGTGTTGTAGATACCACTTATTCTACAGACAGTGCTTCTCACAACGTTGCCTTAACTGCTAATAATATATACAGAATAAAACTGGGGTCAAAACTTTTAGCTAATACAAGAGGCACTACTGCTATCAACATTAGTACAGACCCCATTGGAGAAACTAATAACGTTTTTGGTAGCTCTTTTACTTTTGATTATGATAGTAATTTATACCCTGGAAGTTTTAGTTTAGCCAATAACGCTGTTTATTCAATACAAACTCCTACTGACTTTGAATCTATTGGACTTCCCGCAGATAGATTATTGAAAAATCAAGACCCAGGAATTTATGTGTTCCGAGCTAGAAATGTAAATAGTGCTGCGAGAAAAAGTGCTCCCGCCACAGAAAGCATTTTAATTAATCAAGTTCCTATCCAAAAAGTAGAAAACTTAGAGATAACAGAGTCTTTATATATTGAACAAACTGTCGGAGCGGCTGTTAGAATTACCATAATTTTTGATCACATCACAAATCAAGAAGTTACAGATTATGAAATATCATATAAACTTGGAGGAGCTGCTGCTGATTTAACTAACTTCCAAACTGTAAAAGTTTCTGCACAAGGAGTTGACCCTGACGGCAAGATTAGGTTTGCTATAAACAACGTAGATAGAGGAAGTGCATCAGGAGTTAATAATGTAACTGTTAGAGTTACTCCGTTAAATGGTACAATCAGAGGAGTTACTTTAGAGAAAAGTCAAGCAATCGCAGGAAAAACTACTCCCCCACAAAATGTTACTAATTTTAGTGTAGCTCAAGTCGGAGAGGAAGTGCAATTTTCATGGGCATATGTAACTAATGCGGATGGCTCTTTGTTTGATCCAGATTTACGAGACATTGTTATTAAACGTGCCAGCGGCACTTTAGCAGAAGCAGATTTTGCTAGTACTTTTGTGACCGCTACGGAATATATTGTTGTTAGTGCTGGTTCAACAAAGAAATCAGCTCCAATTGATACTTTTGGAACTTTTACTTATTTAGCTAAAACTCGTGATACTAGTGGTAACTTGAGTGATACTGTTGTGGGTGTTACCTTTACTTCAACTAAACTATCTAGTTTATTCTTGTTACAAGCATATAGTGAAGATGCCCCATCAGGTAATGTGGTTGCAGGTATACCAAATACGAATAGAGGTGAGTTTAACTTCCCAAGTTTTGCTAATTCTAATACAGGAGGACTTTCTTTTGCCAAAGCAGATAGTCCTTTTGACTCAAGTACAACAGATAACGCAAATGGAACATCTACAGGATATGCAGCTATTAGTGGGTCACCTACTGATTTATTAGCTGGCTCAGGAGCAACGTATCAAACTCAGGTGCGAGATTTAGGACAAGTTAAGACCGTTAGCTTCACTGCCAATATTGTGGGAACTGCTACTACATCTACAGATTGGAATAGTTTACACACTAACATTGCCTTTGGGGTGGTTGAGCCTCAAGACACGGCAACTAACGCTAATATTTTACATGATACCGCTTTAGGAGGGGCACAAGGAATTGGTACGGTTTTAGGTTTTGCTAATAGTGAGGCTGCGGCTGTAACATATGATGATATTAATAAAACTCTTGTGAGTGGAGGATCATCAGGTAATGTGTTTGC